TGTCCACCATATGTAACTAAACTTAAAAATGGATATTGTTCAAATATTTCTTCTGCTAATGGTGGCATTCTATCTCTTATAAATACAGTATGACTGTTACTACTGGATATTTATATACACAATTACACACTGCAGTTGTAACTGATACTGGAGTCAATAATCTCATGAGCATGTTTTACACCCCCAATATAAAAGTCTATAGAGGCATAGACAATTACATACGAATAGAATTTAAAAACCGTGATCAAAAACGTGTCGTAATGACAGACCATACTGCAAACATTATTATTATGGATAAAGAAAATAGTGTAGCATATGTTGAACGTGCCCTTACTGCAATCGATCCACGTAGAGGATTATTTGAAGCAACTATTACAGAAGGTGACTTACTTAATTTAGATGCAAAGTTTTACAGTTACAGTTTAAAAGTTACAAATCCAGAAGGTAGAACAAGTCCTGCATACGCAGATGATAATTATAGTGCCAACGGTACACTAGAAGTTACTGAAGGAATGTATCCTGCTTTCAAAGAAAGTACAATCGAAGCATTTGGTGGTGGAAATACAGGAAGCTCAATAGCAATAGATCCATATATTAATCGTAATACTGCACAACACACTGCTCAAGTTTATTTCAGCAGTTCGTTCACAGGTAGCCTGGAAATACAAGGTTCAATCAATCCAAGTAATAGTATTCAAAACGCAGACTTTACAACAATATCTACAACAAACTATACTGACCAGACAGACAATGCATACATTAACTTTACTGGTGTATATAGTGCAGTTCGTTTTGTACGTACAACAACTTCAGGAACATTGAGTCAAGTATTATATAGACCATAATGAAACTTGTAGGCTTTGGTTGTAGTTTCACTTATGGCAGTGAACTTGTAGATCCTAAGTTAGGCAATGAGTATCATCATGCTAACACACGTTATAGAAATAACAATGTATGGCTAGGCAGACTTGCTAATAACTTAGGTTATCAGTTTGATAATTTAGCAGAACCAGCAAACAGTAACTTTGCAATAGCACAACAAGTTTCAACATATTTCCTTAATACATACGATTCACAAGATAAAATTATAATTTGTATAGGTTGGACAGAAAAAACTAGAATGAGTTGGTATACTAATAATACTTGGACTCATAACGGCTTTGCTGGTGACAATCATGGATGGCCACAGTCTGCCCGTGAATGGGTTATAAAGTCTGATAAGGAAAGCTATGATATGTACACAGATAATGCAAAATTTATTGTTAACAGTATTTGCAAATCAATGAATATTCCAGTAATACAATTTAATGCACTGGGTCATCATAAAGCAACACAATATTCAAATTATTTTATTGATGGAAACAGTATGGACAGTATGTTAAGACGTGCAATAGCAGAAGACAATAGATTAGATTTAATAGCAAAAAATGGACACCCAAATGAAGCAGGGCATGAATATTTTACTATAAGGTTGACTGAATTTGTAAAAAGTCATATAATAACACAATGAAGAAGTATATACACATTAATAGAAATATTATACAACAAAACGAAAAACATGGCAGAGAACTTCCTGTTTGCAGAGTACAGGAAGGTAGCAAGGCTAGATATGGTAGTGCAGTAGAAATACACGGACCAAGTCGTATGGTTTACAAACCCGATAAACCACTTAGTTGTGGTGCTAAACTATGGATAGAAACTGATAGTGAGATAAGTATTGAAGACGAGTGTACTTATAAAGATATACAAAAGATGAAGTAATGGGTTTGGAGGTTTTTGCACTATGTTTGGTATTCTTTTTAGTCATTACGGCGATCATGGCTATAGGCCTCCTAAGAGGCCGACGTGTAAGCGGCAGTTGCGGTGGTGCTACAGGCGTTTGCTCTGTGTGTGGCAAAGACAGTGCAGAAGACCGCCTACAACAAATGAAACGAGATCCTAATCGCAGGATTGACAGTGACAACATGACTGAAGTCGAAAAGATGGACGCAGGTTTTACACACGGTACTTACAATATAAACGGCAGAGATGTTGACTTTTGAATAGTATTCAACAAACGATCATAGATAGTTTGCCTGGCAAACAAAAGAGAACTACTAATGGCTGGATTAGTTTTAATGCAGTTTGTTGTCATCACAATGGCGAAAGCATGGACAAACGTAACAGAGGCGGAGTAATTGCTTCAGGTGATGCTATAAGTTATCATTGTTTCAATTGTAATTTTAAGACAGGTTGGCAACCCGGTAGACATATTAGTTTTAAACTAAGGAAACTGCTTACTTGGTTAGGTGTTGATGAGAACACCAGACAGATGCTTAACATAGAAGCATTACGTATAAAAGATACAGTTGAAGAAGTTTTAGAAGATGACGAAACGTTTACAGTAGAATTTAGTCCTAGAGAATTACCTGAGAATAGTACAAATCAATTACCAGATCATATAAGATTATATGCTGAAAGTAGAGCTTTGCCATTAGGTAAAATTATGTATAGCAATAGCAAAGCTGCTGGCATGTGGAAAAGACTAATTGTTCCTTTTACTTGGCAAGGAAAAACAATTGGATTTAGTGCAAGGAGTATCGACGATGAATCAAGACCCAAATATTTTACTAGTCATGATAGTGGTTTCGTTTATGGCATTGATAATCAGTTGTCTAACAGTAGGTTTGTAGTAGTAACAGAAGGACTGCTAGATGCAATGTGTATAGGTGGAGTAGGTATATTGAGTAATCGTTGTAGCGAAACACAAGCACAGATTATAGATACACTAGGTAGAGAAGTTATACTTGTGCCAGATAAAGATCGTGCAGGACAAAAACTAATTGATGATGCACTGGAGTTTGGTTGGAGTGTTAGTTTTCCTGAATGGGAAAGTGATGTTAAAGATGTAAATGACGCAGTTGTAAGATATGGAAAACTGTTTACACTTAAAAGTATTATAGATGCAAAGCAAACTATGCGTCTTAAAATAAATTTACAGAGAAAGCGATGGTAGATCTACACATTGAGCCGACTAGTAGATGCACACTCGCTTGTCCAAGATGTGAACGAACCACTTTTATAAACAAATTTGGTAATAATAATTTTTCTATACAAGATTTAGACATTAATAAATTTTTTAATTTTATTGATGTTCCTGTAAGACACATTAATGTTTGTGGCAACTTAGGTGATCCTATATATCATAGAGATTTTTTAAGTTTAATTAAATTATCCAAACAAAAATGTGAGAGTGTAGGAATAACTACAAATGGCAGTAGAAAAAATAAACAATGGTGGGAAAAATTAGTAAGTCTACTTGATAGTAAAGATATTATCAATTTTAGTATTGATGGGACACCAGAAAATTTTACAAAATATAGAGTAAATGGTGATTGGAATAGTATAAAAGATGGGATTGAAGTATGTGTGAAAAGCAATGTCAAAATAATATGGAAATATATTCCTTTTGCATTCAACATAAATGATATAGAGTATACAAAAGAACTTGCATACAAATTAGGAATGGATGAATTTGTATTGATGCCTAGTGAAAGATGGAACAATGGTAGTGATTATTTACGCCCTCATAAAAATTTTTTTGGTAGTAAACATAAAGCAAAGCAACAATTTAAGATAGATAGTGAAAGTTTAGAAATAGATCCTAGGTGTAAAAATAATACAAAACATTATATAGCAGCAGATGGTACATATACCCCTTGTTGTGATACTAAACATTATAACTTTTACTATAAAAGTGAATGGTATAAAAATAAAATGACAATAAAAGATAATAAATTAAGCGAATGTATTAGGCGTTTTAGTAATTTTTATGCTACAATACATGATACTAAGCCAGACTATTGTCTGTTCAACTGTGGGAAGTGTTAATGGCTAAAGAATATACAACAGATTTACAAAAATTATTTTTAGAAATGATGATGAATGATGCACAAAATTTTGTGCGTGTACAGAACATTTATAATGTGCAAAACTTTGACAGGAGTCTAACTGATACTGCAAAGTTTATAAAAGAACATAGTGATGAACATGGTGCTTTGCCTACTTATGAACAAGTTCGTGCAGTTACAGGTGTTGAGCTAAAGCCAGTGCCTGATATAAGTGAAAGCCATAATGATTGGTTTCTAGCAGAGTTTGAAGGTTTTACTAAAAGACAGGAACTGGAACGTGCAATACTTAAGAGTGCAGACTTATTAGAAAAAGGCACATATGAACCAGTAGAAAAGATTATTAAAGATGCAGTACAAATAAGTCTTACAAAGGACATGGGCACAGATTACTTTGCTGATCCTCGTGCAAGACTTATGGCACTTAAAGATAACAATGGACAGATTACAACAGGCTGGCCTGCAATGGATAAAAAGTTGTTTGGTGGTATGAACAAAGGTGAACTGAATATATTTGCTGGAGGATCTGGTAGTGGTAAAAGTTTGTTCATGCAGAACTTAGCAGTGAACTGGATAACAAATGGATTGAATGGTGTATACTTGACACTAGAACTAAGTGAAGGTCTTAGTGCTATGAGAATAGATAGTATGCTAACAAATGTATCTACTAAGGAAGTATTTAAAGATTTAGAAACAGTAGAGATGAAAGTAAAGATGGCTGGCAAAAAGGCAGGCAAACTACAGATAAAATACATGCCAGCACAGAGTAATGTTAATGATGTAAGAGCATACTTAAAAGAATTACAGATAAAAAATGGTTGGAATGTAGACTTCCTTCTTATTGACTATTTAGATTTGCTTATGCCAGTAAGTGCAAAAGTATCTCCAAGTGATTTGTTTGTGAAAGACAAATATGTAAGTGAAGAATTACGTAACCTAGCAAAAGAATTAAACTGTGTATTTGTTACTGCTTCGCAGTTGAACAGAGGTGCAGTAGATGAGATAGAGTTTGATCACAGTCATATAAGTGGTGGACTTAGTAAGATTAATACTGCTGACAATGTGTTTGGTATCTTTACAAGTCGTGCTATGAGAGAACGTGGCAGGTATCAACTACAACTTATGAAGACTAGAAGTAGTAGTGGTGTTGGGCAAAAGATTGACTTAGAGTTTGATATAGAAAGTTTACGTATTCGTGACTTAGGCGAGGATCAAGAGTACCAGCAGTTTAAGAAACAAAGTAGTAGTATCTATGAACAACTTAAAAACAAAGGAAGTTCAGGAGTTGTTGAAGCACCTGAGGGCGACACTGGTAAGATTACTGCAAGTGTACAAAGCAGTAAACTCAAAGACATGTTAGCAGGGTTAAAGAGTGAATAACGATATAAAGTCTAAGCCAGGTTTCTGTTATGAGATATTTAAAAATCAAGCATTTTGGAGTACACGAAATACAATAGGATATAACCCTTGTAGTTATTTTAAAGGATATATTGTTACTGATACTACACCTGATGAGGCATGGCACGGCGCTGAACATCTTGCCATTATTGATAGTATTACACAAGGAAAACTTATTCCAGGATGTCAGAACTGTTATCGGGAAGAAAAAGCAGGACTTGTCAGTAGACGTATGAGTAGTAAAGAATTGTACGAAAACTATCATAAGGACACTGACATAAATCTTACAGATACTCCTAAAGCATTAGACTATAGTGTGGGTAACTTGTGCAATCTTAAATGTACTATTTGTGGACCTAACAATAGTAGTAAATGGATAAGCGATTGGGCAAAACTTTATCCTGATACTAACATGGATAATTTTTTATATAGAAAAGATCAATACCTTACCATTAACGATTTAGAATATCTAAAAAATATTAACAGTGTTCACTTTCATGGCGGTGGCGATCCTTTTCTCAGTGATGCACACATTAAACTATTGTATAATATTAAACAGAGCAAAGGACTAAGCGATGTTAGAGTATTTTATAATGTAAATGGTACTAACCGTGTAACACAAGAAGTATTGGAATTGTGGAGTGAATGCAAACTAATAGAACTTTATTTTAGTATAGATGATATAGGCGATAGATTTGAATATCAACGTACTGGTGCAAGTTGGGAACACACAGTAGAAACTATTAATTGGTTTTATAATAATATGCCAGTAAATCACATGTTCAAAATAAATTGTACCTGGGGATATCTTAACCTATTCTATCTAGATGAACTATTCCTCTGGCATAAGGAAAACTTTGCAGAAAACAGATTAGGCGACCCAGTTGAACTAATTTTTCAAAAATGTTTAGGTACATACAGTTTGGATTGGATAAGTTCGAACACTATGAATGTACTTGTGGATAAGTTCAGTAAATATCCTGAAATATCCAACTTACTTGCAATGTTAGATGTAGAAGAAAAACCTCATACAAAGTTCTGGGATATTGTAAGACGTACAGACAGTATTCGCAATCTTGATTTTTGTAAACTGTGTCCGGAATGGAGTTTACTATTATGAAAATATTTTGTACAGGAAATCCTGAGCGAAAGACTATTGCTTGGGGGCTACAACAGTTAGGTTCAGTCACAACTGCTAGTGTTAGTACAGGATGGGACTTTACTAGTTTAGACACACAACAACGTCTCAGAGAAACAATACTAGATTATACAGTATTTGTAAACAGTGCCTATATTAACTTTGATAATCAAAAACAACTAACAGATATTGTTCATTCTATGTGGATGCAAGAAAACATTCCAGGACATATTTTTAATATTGGAACTACCCTTGAAAACACAGATGATAACAGTGTATACGCAAATAGCAAAAGACAATTAAAATCTTATAGTGTTAAATTAAGTGATGAAACCGGTATTACCGGAGTAAAAGTTTCTTATATAGTTGTGGGCGGAGTTGGAGAAAATCTAGTAACTCCTGAACAAATTGCCAATACTATATTATGGATATCACAACAAAAAATAAGAATACCTCTTATACAATTAGATAGCGTTAAAACTTAGTTTAAATACCTGTCCAGCCTATGACCTTTAGCGTCATAGCAGTCTATATAACGGGCACCATTGCTATAACGTACTTTGCCACTGCCTACTACAACATCATGATCTCTATATCCAAAAGGCTTCTTTACTGTAACATCAACATATTCACCGTTAGCAATACCTAGTGTTAAGAACGTAACGTACCTTCCTTGTTCTCCTTTGAACACTCTACCATTTGCAACAAGTCCTGCAAAGTTTACACGGTCTCCCCAGGTTTCCTGTACAAACATATTTGGCATAAATTCTGGTTGTGTCCAGTATCCATAACGTTTATATTGTGTTTGTGGTGACTCTGTTATACCGTTTGGTAGTCCTAGTTCACGTAAATCCCATCCTGCGTTCTTGGCTTCTGTTTTGTGTACCCAACGTCTATAACTGCCTTGACAATGTTTGAGTGCAGCCCGCCAAAACTGTTTTGGATTATGTGCCTTTTGATATGCAAGTGCCCAGATTAATCTACCCAAGTTTACTGCATGAGCTCTACACAGTCCAAAGTTTCCTAGTCCATATAGTTCCTGTATAATCTCCGCCTTGTTCTCACTGTCGCCCATGCGTTCCATGAACTCCATAACACGTTCTTCATCACGTTTGGCAAATGCACGGCGATACATATCTGCTTCATACATATCACAACCTATAAGTTTGGATATCTTTTTAATTGCATCATCTTCATACACAATAGTATCATCTAATCTTTGTTCTGTCCAGTCTTGAAAGAACGCCGCCTTTTGTCTGCCTGTAGTTGCTACTGGTCTTATCAATGCAGTTGCAAACACACAATCACTTTTACTTTTTGGTTGTATTGCTTGAAATAATCTTCTCATAGCAGGTGATTCTGCTTGTGTAACTCCTATAACATCACCATTGCATAGCATCTGACTTGTTTCATAATCTTCTTCTGGGTATGCTTCTAATGGTGTCTCTGAATCTATCTCCAGTAGTTGACTGAGTCCTCTATTCGCAAGGATATCTATTTTGAGATGTTCCAAGTCCTCTACTTCATGTTTGTCTAATAATATTTGATTGTCTCCATTTATTAGGCTTTTTGGCATATTATGTTTGAATATAAGAACTCCTCCACAGTGCTTTGATATTGCTCTCTTCTTGCCTAATAATTTTCGTTCGATTCTCATTGCTTCTTCCTTGTCTATATCTAAATCTTCATACTTAAAGCCACGAGGGAGTTTACCAGATGCACCCATACGTCGTGCGGCTTCACGCCTTGCACTCTTTTCTTTGTATGTTACGTAGTTACTGATACGAGCACTTTTTCCTGGCCATTTATCAAATACTCTTTGCATCACAGCCGCCTGTTGCCAGTGTGGAAAGTCTATGTCCACATCTGGTAAGTCATCCCTTAAAGGATTTAGGAAACGTGCTACCGGTATTTGCCATCTTATGGGATCCACGTCTGTAATACCAAGTAGGTAACAGACGAGACTAGACCCTGCTGAACCACGAGTCATATGTGTAATGTCACGGGTTAGCGTCAGTACATCGCAAATTGTTAGGAAGTAATCGACGAAGCGAAGTTTGAGTATGATCTCTAGTTCTTCGATAAGCCTGTTATGATATTCGGGTTTGTTTGGAATATGCCTTATGAATCTGCCGAGTAATCGTTCTAATTGAGCCTTCGCATCTTTAGGTATCTTCATTTGTGCCTCTAGTTTGCCTAAATTCTTATTTTGTGCCTAGTGTGACATTTTCTGTCACACTTTATTTAGTAAGAGGCTAAATGATTTTATTAATTTTTGGCTATTTTATTTTCGTAAGCATCCATACTATGGTCTCTAGCACCATCAAAAAACTCTAGTTTACTCCATGCTTTTATACGACCACGCCAGCCATCTTTGATAATTTGCCAAGGTGTCATCTTACGAATATTTCCATAATAGTTTATATAGTGTAGTTCACCTCTATGACGGAATCCCATAATCCATAACGGAACACGAGGCACAATATCATTATTGTTTACATATCTGTGATGCTCGTAAGTTTGTTTTGCACACCAGTCACTGCCTCCAACACGTGGTTGTCCATATGTATAACAAGCAACTACTCTATCGTTAAGTCTACTAGCCGCCAGTGCCGCCATTGCTCCACCTAAACTGTGTCCGCAGATATAAAGTGCTTTTTTCTCACGGGTACCATAGTTTATATGATTCTCAACTGTTTCCCAGATGCGTTCCAAGTAATCGTAAAATCCTGCATGTACCATGCCTTCTGTTTGGCTTTTACGTTTCCATGCTTTTAAGTCTGCTTTTATATCGCTGAACTCTTTTGGCTCTGTACCTCTGAATGCAAGTACAATAGTCTTACTGTTCTCAAGAAACAGACATTCTGCACCTTTGTGATCTATTAGTTTTGTTTTTGTGTAACCTAGTTTTTTAGCAATTGGTTTGCTGTCTTTTTCTGTTAGGTAGGCTATTTTCGCTAGGGTTGCGAAGTGCAAGCCAGAATTCTCTATTGTTGACATTCTCTTCTCCTCGCATATATTTAGTTGACATGTTTATCTTGTATGCTATACTCAAACTATACGATAAATACATAATAGGATAGGATATAAAAATGCGTAAACAGACTCGTAGTATATTACACGAACTAAACAGCATGATTGTAGAAAAAGATAGGCAACATGTTTTAGAAAGTCGAGCAACTAATGTGATAGAGAGCGCCATCAATCTTATTAACGAAATGCACAAGCACTATGACGAAACAGTCGCGGGTGACTTGGAAAGAAGATTATTAAACAGTATCAAACATCAGGATAAAAATAAGTTTGTACGAGGTATTAGAAAAGTAAACGAAAGCAATGCGTCTAAAAGAATTTAAAACAGTTTTAGAAGATGAGGGAGGAAAGAACACTCATCTAGAACACATTGAAGATTTAATATTTCTTCAAGGTGCCGCAGGTGCCAAATCTGCTCTACAATATATTAACAGTGTACGTGATATGCTAGAAGAAGGCGGTAGTGTTGGCAAAGGTGTTACAGTAAAATGGGATGGAGCACCTGCTATTGTTACAGGCATTGACCCACAGGACGGTAAGTTCTTTGTTGCTAAAAAAGGTGCATTTAATGTTTCACCTAAACTGTACAAATCAAATCAAGACATAGACAGTGACATTACTAAAGAAGGCTTAAATGCTAAAATGAAAATAGCACTAGCAGAACTTGGTAAACTAGGTATACAAGGTGTTGTGCAAGGCGACATGATGTATACAAAAGGTGATTTACAGGAAGCAGAAATAGACGGCAAAGATAGTTTTGTATTTCAACCTAACACAATTACATACGCAGTACCCAAGGACAGTGAACTAGGCAAGCGAATTGCACAAAGTGAAATGGGTATAATATTTCATACAACATATACAGGTGATAATATATCAGATATGACTGCAAGTTTTGGTGTAGACATCGGTGGCTACAATAAACCTAGCAGTGTATGGTTTGATGATGCAACCTATAAAGATTTAAGTGGACAAGCAAGTCTAACACCTGCAGAGAACAAAGCAATATTAAGTGGACTTAATGCAACTGCAAGTGCTATGAAGTCTGCAAACTTTGATGCAGTGAATAATAACGATTACAAACAATTGTTTATGCAATATGTAAATGCAAGAATACGCAGAGGTGATCAACAGATTGCAGATCCAAATAGTTTTGCACAGGACTTTGCAAAATGGTACAATGATTACGTACAGAAGGATATTAGCAAACTTAAGAATCAAGATCCTCAAGCACCAGCAGTAAAGAAACGTTTGGATAAAATTAATGCACAGAATAAATTTGTAAATGATAACATGGAGGGCATAGCAGGTGCTCTTGCAGTTTACAAGGATATAATTGCACTAAAGAATATGCTTATAAATAAATTAAACAAAGTGGATAGTATCAAGTCATTGTTAAAAACAGATACAGGATATAAAGTAGTGAACCCAGAAGGGTTTGTTGCAATTGGCACAGAAAGCGGTGCAGTTAAACTAGTTGATCGTATGGAGTTTAGTAAGAACAACTTCAATGCAATTAAGAGTTGGAGCAAGTAGTGAGGCTTAGAGAGTTTAAAGAACGTCAAAGACTAGATGAAGCAGTTCCATTTGCACTGGCTTGGTTAGTACCTCTTTTAGCAGGTGGCGCAATAATGTCACAAAATCTTGATTCAAAAAAAATTGAAAAATGGATAAACTCAAATCCTGGTGAAGCAAACAAGTTTGCAGATAGTCTTGAACAAAATTATGGTCCAGGCATTAAAGACATCAAACCTGATGTAAAAAATCCACAATCAATAACTAATCCAATTGGCAATGCTATAACACAATCCTGGAACTGGTTAACAGGTGGCAGTACACAAAAAGATAATGTAAAAAAACAATATGTACCACAACCTGGAGATTATGACACAAAAGATGGGTTATTAGTAAACAAAAATAAAAATGATATTGGATCTAAAGTAACATATGACCAATATACTCAGGGTAGTACTATGGCTCAAAATAAGTTACCATCTAGTACTCTTAATAATATTAGAAGTTCTGGTGATGCAGGTGCAGGTTGGGTAAAACAATATGATGAATTATATAAAAAGCGTTCACAAATTAATAAACAAATTGCAGCTGATATAAAGAATGGACTGACTAAACAACAGTTAGATGCAAAATATGGTGACAACTTACAAAACCTAAATAGAAATCTAAATGATCATTTAGGTAAAGTTGATTCATTTTCACAGAGTAAAGCATTAAAAGATTTAGAAACACGTAAGATAAAAACTTTACCACCAATAAAAGGTTTAGATATTGAAAAACTTGATAAAGATACAATAAAAATAAATGGTAAAGAATATGACACAGAATGGGATAAAGCAGAAATAGATAGAATTATAAAAGATCAACAACGTAAACAACAAGGACAATTAAGCAGTGTTGGTACTGTAGGAGGAGTAAGTGGCGGAAAAGACAAAGGTAAAGACGGTGGTGCTTTAGGTGGCACTGATATAGGTGATATTCCTTGGGACGGTGGCGTTAGTGGATCTAGTAGTAAAGGAAAGTCTGCAGGCACTACTAAGCCTGGTGATTGGGCAGGTGGACAAGAATGGGATTTACCTAAAAGTAAAGGTGAAACAGGCGTACAACAAGGTGCACAAGCAGGCACAAAAGGTGAAGTTGGTAGTGTATCGCAAGGTAGTACTATAGCAAGAACATTAGATATTGCCAAGCCAGTAGATTTTGTAAGAACTATGCCTCCTCCGCCTCCGCCAATTGCACAAGCACCACAAGGTCCAAAGTATAGAAAATATGATCCTAAAAAAGATAAAGATATAATCTATAAAGGTAAAGTAGCACCTAAGAATGTTGTAGACTTCAAAGCAATAAAAACTGGTGTAGGTGGAATGGCAGACAGGCTAAGGATAAAATAAATGTCAGAAAAATATACTGCAAATGAATGGGCTACAATGTCGGGCGGCCATACTCTCGATAAACAAAAGAAATATAGTTTTCTTAGAGACGAGATTACCGAAGCACGGTATATTAGAACTGGTGCAGATGCACTAGGTAGAGATATGACTGATGTAGCAGAAAGTTTCTTTGAGCAACTATTAATGTTACAACAGATGCGTTTTGAAAATCCTGCGTTTGCAAAAAAATATGCAAAAGATACACTAAAGTTTATGAACTTTAATGGTATTAAGCCAGGTGGCACAGATTTACATAACCTAGCAAGTATACTTAACAACCCTGGAAAGTATAAGGGTGTGACTAGTCCTGGCAGTATTAGGTTTGATGAATTAGGGTTTAAAAGATATTTGAGAGACATAGCATCAGGTAGAGATAATATTGCCATGGATAGGACATTCCTTATGAAGTCACAAAAGAATCTAGGAATAGACAGTAGTTTTCTTAAACAAGCAAGACGTGTAAGTGCAGACTATGGACGTAGTAATCCTGGTGAGCGTTCAGGACTTAGTGCTAGAATGGTAAACAGTCAACGTGTCGATGGAAAGTTTCGTAGTGACATAAGCAAACAGTATATGGGCACAGTCAAAAGCAAAAAACTTATTCCTCAAGATAAAAAACTTCCGTTATGGGCAAAAGCTGCTGCTGGCTTTGCAACAGGCGTTGCAATTGGCAAATTAATAGACTAAAAATCTCCCGTTTTTATATAAATATATACAAGCAAGACATGAGCTTGCATTAAAAACTTAGGAGAAACAAAATGGCGGAAATTACCCGTACAAATGGTAACGTTAAAGGACAAGGTTCTGGCGGTACTACTGGAGCCATTAGTGCTGACGAATTAGTCATACTTAATGGTGCAGATTTAGATTTCTTTAAAATTATTCAACAAGACGTATCAGGTGATGTTAACGATATTCGTAACGAACTAGATGCTGGTGAATCAGTTGAAGCAATGTTTAAATCTATCCAGACAAAAGCAAATATTGAAATGTATCAAGTAGAAGGTGATACAACTGGACAAATTTCAGTTGCAGTATACCCTGCAGGTGCATGGACAACATCAACATTACAAACTGCTCTACGTGCATTAGGCACAACAGTAGGCGGAAACTCAGTAGACGTTAGTGGTACAACAGTTACTTCAAGCGGTCTAGAATTTGTATAATAATTTAAAGTAAAGGAAGAATAAAATGCCAGGAGTAACAAGAGCTCATCCAGTAATAGGAGCATTAACAACAGGACCATATTCATATGCAAGTAAGGATATTACAATTCTTAACGTAGATGCAGATGTGGACTTCGACGGTAGTGTAGAAGCAACAATAGCATTAGTAAACACAATTCAGCGTTATGGAAACATCTTAGTACAAGGTGCTTCACATGACAGTGGTACACAAATGGACGTTATCCTAGAAGGTGACTTTGCAGGTAGTGACTATAAGTCAGCTGACGGTACAGTAACAGGTACAATTGGTGCAGCATTAGTTGAAGATATTATCAACTTAGGCACAATTGACGGTGTAGACTTTACATCAGGTACAGTTGCAGTAGCAATTAGAACAAATTTAGTAACTGCATAATAACAGTTATAATTTATACTAAAGCGGTGTTTTTTAGCACCGCTTTTTTTATGATTAAATACAGTTATAATGAAACACTGTAGTGCAAAATATCAGGAACTGGACGGTGTACATAGTGTACAGTTAAAAAACTTTAGCCCAATGACTTGGAAAGATGACAATCGTTGGTACTGGCGTGACATGCCTAGAATTATTGACAATGGACTATGGTATCCGTTATTATACTATAAAGTAACTCCTGACTGGTGGCATACTAAGTTTGCTAGTTGGAAGTCAGCACAGGAAGAATCCTGGGAAAAAATTAACCCTCCTACAGTTTGTGAAGATGGAATGATATGGGCTCTCAAAATGGGTACTAATAGATTACAAGCATTAAAATTTATGGGATACACCAGTGTTGATGCTATATGTTTTCCTAACAGTAATGAACTTATTAAGATAGGTTTATGGTTAAGAGACGAGGATCCTTTAAATGTTTAAAGTACCAACTGCAGTTTATGGAATAACGCTAATAGATTGTACACCAACAGGTGTAACAAAAGGTGACAGTAAAGAACGAAATCAGCAACGTAATTGGGAAACTGTAATACAAACTTTTGGTATACTTACCCAACCTATCCTGTTAGAGTATCCACAAATAGATACTTTTACAGATAATAATAAGTTTCAAAACAGTATTATGTATAGACAATTAGGACACAAACACAGATTTAATTTTGAAATGTTGAAACCTGAATTGAACTTTTGGATATTTGCAATAGGCAGTGAACACAATGGAGTGTTTGGAGAAAATTTAGATAGGTTAAATAATGCATTTGATATGATACCAGTTATACCTAATTTAGATAGTTCAATCGATTTAAAACCCAGTGTATTTCAAACAAAAGATCCTGAATTAATAAACATACAGTTTTTTCCTGCAGTAACAGCAGTATAAATATGTGTGATGCTAGAACAATAGGCACAAACAAAAATAAAATATTAGGCACATATAAATTTAGACGAAATCTAGACATCACCCCAAGGAAGGTGAGAAAGATATGTCCAATTTAGAAAAAGAGAGCTTGGAAGCACACGTGGATCTATGCTCTGAAAGATATAATGGGTTGCACAGAGAATTGAAAAACTTGGGAAGTCGCATGGATAAGTTCGAGAAGATGCTTATGGAATTGCGAGACATGATAATGAAACAAAAGTCAGAAAGAAACCAACAGTTAATTAATTGGGGTATAGGTATAATTAGTGCTCTAGTTGCAAGTTGTGGTGCTCTACTCTGGATGGTTTTATCCAACTAAAAAATATAAGCATAAATACAGTATGTTATTAAGTGAGATCACAGAAGGTATGGCTTGGGCCAAACGTGGCAACAAAGTTGTACGTAAGTTCCGTTGCACAAGTGGCAATAGAAAAAGTCGTATAGTGAGTTCTCCTGCACAGTGTTTTGCTGCACCAGATATAAAAAAGAGAATTAAACTGAAAATGACTAAGTTAAGACTTGGTAAAAAAATGGCACGTAAAGCACGTAAAACTAAAAGAGTTAATCCTGCTAGTAAACGTGTAGCGGCACTAAACAAGGCAAGTAGATGAAATTAGCAGAAGCAACATACGGACTTACTAAAGGTAAAACTGTGCAAATAAATGAAGCACAATATATCCTTGTCAAGACACAAGGCTTCACTGCTACCTTTGCAGATCCAAATGATCCACGTATACAATTTACTATGCCACTAGCAGATAAAAAGATTGACCTTACTGGTCCTAATAACATGATACAGATTACAGATGAACTTACGCCTGCAGAAAGAGCAAACCTAATAAGACAGGCAAAAGGTCAAATGGTTGATATTAACGTTAGCAGTATTAGATGAGATACGTAGAATTTACACAGGGTTATAATACCTTTGTATCAGGAGAAGAGCAAGACCTTATTGAAGCAATAGCAGAAAAAGGTCAAGTTCTTAAAAGAGAATTAAGTGAGAGAGAACAAAAAGTTGCAAGCAATCTTGTTAATAAATCTATCTTAATTAGGCAAAGGACTGATGAAAAAATCTTCTACAAAATATCTAAACAAACAGGATCTAAACAATAGAATCAATCGTGTATTAGACTTCGAACCTGAAGTTAAAATTCGTAAATTAGATAACGGTGCAATACAAGTTAATAACTACCATATTAAAAATATGTATGGTTTGTGGAATTGTAGTGGCGACACATTCTATAGACGTAAGAGTGCAGTAGGATATGCACTTTGCCTATTGCGTAATGATAACCACACTGCACAGAAGATAAAAGAACTAGATCAACATTTATGCAAAGTAAAAACAGATATAGATGTTTATTACTATCATATGAAAAAAGCAAAAAAGCAAAAGCAAATTACAATGAGTAATCGAATCAGTGCAGATATGCCCAAGTTATATCGTGCAGATAGTGAACTCACACAACTTCTTAAAACTATTTCAGTTTAATAAATACAGTATTAAAAGAATTAAAGGATTGACCCATGAACCTAGACGAACTCGTTCCAGCACCAAACGCACAAAAGGTAAGCAAAATAGCAAAGCGTGTATTTGGTTATTCATTGGACTTAGAAAATATAACTGAATCAAAAGCAAAGCGTTTACATAAAAATTTATCTACACAGATGAGTTTGTATGAAAGCCAACTTGGTAGTCAAGCACAGAAACGTACAAAGTACTACGAAATGAAACTTGCACTTGAAGCACTGACAAAGCATCTAGCAGAACGTATGGTAGATGAAGAAGATGTTGAAGAAGGCAATGAATTTATTGATGCTAGACGTAAAGCAATTGCAGCAGGAAAAACTGAATTTACAGTCGGTGGTAAAACTTATAAAGTTACAGGTGATACAAGTCAGGAAAAGAAACAAGCAAGCGAAAGTATTGTTAAAGAAGGTGCAGTTGAAACTAGTGAATTAGTTATGGCAGCCAAGAGTATGGTCGATAAGTATGACCAGATGATTAAAGACATAAGTGAAATGGCTAATGAAGATTTAGCACCGGTTGCTGACAAAGTACGTGACGAAATGGGTAGTGACGTAGCAGATAATTTTGTTCAGCAAATGACTTCAGCATTAGAAAGCACACTTTCAATTATGAAAGCAGACAGAGCTACTGCAGAAAATGCAACAAGAATTCTAGTAGGTGATCAACCTGCAGATCCAATGGGTGATGAAGTAATGGCAGATGAGCCAGAAATGGAACCTACAGTTGACCAAGAAGCTGATGACGACTTTGCCGCAGCAGATGCTGCAATGGGTGGCGAAGAAGCAGAAGTTGGCAGAGAAAAGAGGGCATAATGTATACACCAATAGACATGAGAAAACTTCAGGATAGACTAGATGCTATTAGCAATAATAAAGTTGAAGAAACAAAAGCAGAAGCAATAACTCCGGAAGCTGCTCCGGAAGTAGAACAAGTAGAGCTTGCACAACCTGAAGCAGAAGGTACAAGTCAAGTTTTAGGAATTAAGTAAAATGAAAGAATTAAATATTCGAGAACTACAAGATCGTTTAGATGCTATTAGCGAAAAACGTAAACCTAAAATAAAGAAACCTGATAATTTAACCACTGCAATTGAGGAAATACCTTCAGATGGATTTAATTACGATAACATGGAAGATATAGGATTTCTATACGATAATATACAAGATGGATTATATGGCGACGATTTTGCTGACTATGCAGACAAGATTAGTAAAGATCTTTTTGCAATTAGAGATCTATACAAAAAGGCAGCAGATCAACAAGCTGATCGCGATGTTCCTAGTAGCCCAAGCTCACCGGGCGTTCCTATTCCTGCTGAAATTGGTCAACAAATAGAAGCAATTAAGGCTAATATTAAGGCAAGTATTCCTAATATAGACAATGCTATGTTTAATTTTGAAGATTCAGAATCAAAAACTGAAGAACAAGAACTTGATGAGTTCAAGTCACTTATAGGACGTACAGGCGGCGTGATGGGATTTAAAAACTAATATGCGTTTTTTTGAAGTAGATAGTGCAGTAGATGCGATAATGAGTGCAGCAATGCTGGCTCAAACCAAAGCTGGATCTAGAAACCAGCAGGGTAAATTAAGCATGAACGGCTTTCTACAGATGTTAAAGAACGCAGGCATCATGATGGATTACGAAGGCTTCAAAACAGTCTATGATACTAATCCACAATTAGCAAATGTAATTGCTAAGTTTGACAAAGACAGTATAACATTTTTAAGTGCAGATGGAGATGACGAAGCAGTAGATAATACTAAGCCCAGTAACCAAACACCACCTGATGAACGTATAGCACAAATGGCGAGAAAAGCAGTGAAAACTAGAGAATTTGTAGAGAGTATTGTAACCGAAGGTGCAATAGATACCCTAAGAGCAATTGTAGATAATAAACAAAACATGCCAGTAAATTTTACAGACGGACAAATGAAAGTAGACTTGTTTACTGCAAGTGCTATAACAAAAGTATATGATGCAGTCAATGATGCTAACAAAGAAAAATTAGAACGTATGATGCAAACAAAAGCAGGTATGATGAGAGTTGCAGACTTTGCTATGGATCAAGTAAAGATGGAAGATGCTACAGTATCAGAAGCAGAAACAACTGTAAAGGGTAAGCCTTATAGTGCAGACAAAGCCAAAGCACAGTTAAGAGTATTAAGCGAAGCACGTCGTATGCTTGAGAACGAGATTATAAAATTAGCCGATCTTGACAACGGTGACTTAACTGATCAACTACAAACAATTTTTGATGCAAATACACGTATGTCAGGTGCAATACGTAGAGCCTACAACATAATACCAGAAGGTGTTGAAGAGGCGGCAATTCCAACAAGTGAATTTGATTATGATTTGAAAAAGTTTTATGCAAAAATAAAAGAACTTGAAGATCAAAATCAACACGGTGAAGTTGCAGAGATGCTTGTAACTCTTTACGGCAACGATTCAGAAGCAATGATTATACGTGGTATTAATGGCTTACATAGTATGCAAGGCAGTATCATGCCTGAACAACAAAAACTACGTGACATGATTTCTAACAAGTACTACAAAAAATTAGAAGCTGAAGTTGAAGGAAAGTTTCCTGCAAACACAAGTGCTACACAAGGTAAAAGAATGGGTAGCAATGCAACTGAAGGTTTTGCAAGTGATGCACAACGTAAGGCGGCTTTTGCAAGTGGATACAAGCCAAGCAAAAAGAAAATGAAAGAAAGATCTTTAACAAAAGGTGAAGAAAAAGAAAAAGAACGTATTGTTAAAGGTATGAAGAAAGCCAAAGGTGATTTTAAAGATCGTTACGGTGATGAAGCTAAAGCAGTAATGTATGCAACTGCAACTAAGTTAGCAAAAGAAGATATTACTGAAGGCATGGAAGACAAGATAGAAAAAGATATAGATGCTGGTATGAGTACAGATGCTATTATAGGTAAGTACGCAAACAAACGCACAACTAACACAGATGAAATTCGTAAAATTATACAAAGAATAAAATTTAAAAAGTTTAAAGGTGGAAACTAATGGCAGTTTTTCCTACAGGCTCACAAGCAAGAGAAAGAGCACAAGGTAACAATACACTTGTACAACAGATAGCAATTATGGAAGTAGCAGTTTTAGATGCAATTGCTAGTAATACTTTTGCTGCTACTATCAGTGATACAAGTACAGTTACTATTCAGGGAACAACTATTACTGGTTCTCCAATGACTGACAACGATACAGACGGTCAAAATTATTACAAAGCATATCAAGGAACAATCACAGATACTGTTAAGACAGAACAAATGAATGAGGTTATTGCACATTTCGAAAGCAAAGGGTATACCATTGCTCGCAAGAGTAGTTCAGGAACATATTTTTATTGGTATATTACCTGGTAAAATAAAATATATACTTTTCAAACATATAGTGTTAAAATAAAATAATGCGTTATCTTTGGAAAAATCTTACTGGTGTTGAATTAGAAATAAGTTCTCTATGTAATGCCGCTTGTCCTCAATGTCCAAGAAATGTTTTTGGAGGCAAAACAGTTGAAGATTTGCCTTTGACTAGTTATTCTTACAGTGAGTTTATACATTGTTTTCCGTTAGAAGTTTTACAACATCTAAAAGTATTTTATTTGTGTGGTACATATGGAGATCCAATGACTGCACCAGATATTTTACCTATTTGTGAATACATAAGAGACTGTAATCCAAATATTAAATTAGGTATTCATACCAATGGCGGACTACGAAAATCAATTCTATATAAAAATCTAGCAAAAATTGTTAATTTTATAGCATTTGGAATAGATGGATTAGAAGATACAAATCATATATATAGAAGGCATGTAAAGTTTAGTACTGTAATTGAAAATGCAACTGCATTTATTAATGAAGGTGGTATTGCAGAATGGGATTTTATAGTTTTTAGACATAATCAACATCAAGTAGAAACTGCAAGGCAAGTTAGTAAAGAATTAGGTTTTAATAGTTTCAATGTTAAAAAAACAAGTAGATTTTTAAATAAATCTCATGTATTAGTAGATAGTTTAGATGTTCTTAACAAACAAGGTAAAAAAGAATATACGTTATATCCACCAACAGATACCAGATATATTAACAATGCAATGAATGCTTTTGCTAATATAGATATACCAACTTATGTAATGAATACAGAAATAACTTGTTTTCACATGCATGCCAACAATCTATATATTGATATGAATGGTATTGTATGGCCTTGTGCATGGTTAGCAGATAGATTATATGGTGTTGAATCATCAAGAACAAAAGATAGACAAACCTTGCTTAACTTCATGCAAATGTTTACTGATAAAGACATGAATTGTAAGTATAATAGTATAAGTAATATTGTTCATGGGCCTTGGTTTGAGGTTTTGCAAGACAGTTGGACAAATCAATATAGAATGCAACGTTGTGGATTACAATGTGGAAAAATAAACCATATAGGAGAAGTAAACATAGACGTAAGTTACAAAAAGTAGATATTGAAACTTATTATTTTCTATGTTATAATACATTATGATTACAAACAAATATGACTATACTCCTATAAAGAGAAAAACTGTTGACGGTAAAAGACATTATGCTACACCAGATGGTTCAGCAGTACCTAGTGTTACAACAATCCTAGATAAAACAAAATCCGAAGAAAAGAAACAAGCATTACGTAATTGGAAGAAACGTGTAGGTGAAGCAAAAGCACAAGAGATTGTGACTGAAGCAGCAGGCAGAGGTACACGTATGCATAAGTGGCTTGAAGATTATGTAGAGTCTGGAATTATGGGAGAGCCTGGCACTAATCCTTATAGTCAACAAAGTCATCGTATGGCAAGTCTTATACTAGAACATGGTTTAAAAAATGCAGATGAATATTGGGGTACAGAAGTTCCATTATATTACAGTGGACTTTATGCAGGCACAACGGATTTAGTTGGTTTATATAATGGTGTTCCTGCTATAATGGATTTTAAGCAAACTAATAAACCTAAACGTACAGATTGGATTGAAGATTACTTCTTACAACTATGTGCTTACGCACATGCACATAATAACATGTTTGATACAAAAATAAACAAAGGTGTTATATTAATGTGTAGTAAGGACTATCAATATCAGGAATGGATATTAGAAGGCAAAGCATTCGATCACTATAGTAACATCTGGTTTGCTAAGGTATCTCAATACTATGAAGTTTAAATGTTTTGAAAATCCCAATAACATTTCATATGATGTTGTAATAACCACAGTGCCTTATACTGAAACTGGGTTGCCACTTATGGCTCCTGCAGTACTAAAACCTATCGTAGAAAAAGCAGGGTTTAGTTGTTTAGCAGCTGATGCAAATAATGAAGTTGTAAACTATATAAATGACCATACTTTAAGTGCAGACTTTATGACATTTATGTATGACGAATACCTAGCACCAGAAATAACAGACGACCTTTATGCAATATTTTATAATATGGCAACTCAACTCATGAGCTTTAAACCTAAATTTGTAGGTATAAGTTTAATTAGTTATGTTAACCAAATAAGTGCAAAATGGCTTACTTGGTTTGTAAAAAAGATAGACCCAACTGTAGTTGTATTAATTGGCGGACCAGGATGTTTACCTACATTTACAGGACCCAGTGAATTTGTTGATACACTAAAGGATGTAGGGTTTGTAGATTATCATATACGAGGCGATGCAGAACACAGTCTTTATGAATTTTTAAAAGGACGTAGAGATTATTACGGAATTAATAGTTTAGAATGGCGTGAGTTTACCTTAGAAGAAATGCGTAAGTTTCCAATGCCAGATTACAGTCAATACAATATGGACCTTTATCGTATTCCTGCTTTACCTATAATTGGGAGTAGAGGTTGTGTCAGAAGGTGTAAATTTTGTGATTACATAGCAAATTGGCCAAGTTTTACATGGCGAACTGCTGATGATATTGTTGATGAAATGATTGCCCAATACAAAAAATATGGAATAAGAAATTTTAAGTTTCAAGATAGTCTCACAAATGGTAATCAGAAAGAATTTGAGCAATTTATTACACAGATTGCTGAATGGAATAATGCAAATCCTAAAGAGAAGTTTACTTGGTCTGGATACTATATTTTCAGAGAACACAATTCAACATCTGAACGAACATGGCAATTAATTAAAGAAAGTGGTGGATACAATCTTATTGTAGGAATCGAAAATATAAATCAAAGGATTCGCTATGCTTTAGGAAAAAAGTTTAGTAATGAAGCCATAGACATCCATTTAGCATATGCAAAAAAATATAGTATTCGTTTGAGTCTACTTAATATCGTAGGTTGGATTGATGAAACAGACGATGAAATAGAATTTATAAAGAATTGGTTGCGTACACATACAGAATATAAAAAGGATATTACGTTGCAATGGGGAGGCACTCTAGGTATATTTCCTAATACCTGGTTAGAAAAAAATTGGGAAAATTTAGGTTTAGTTCGTACTACACATCATCCCCAAGGTTGGGAAAATCCTGCTGTAGGTAGTACACCTGAAAAACGTGCTCGCTGGACAAGAGAATTAGTTGATCTTAGTAAAAAACTTGGATATATTGTAGGAGATCAACTTAATAATCATTTCTTACTAGAAAAGATGATGAATAATGAAGTTTAATTCATGTAGATTAGAAATAGAGTTTAAATTTGGAAGTTGTCGTAACGATTATTTTAAACTTCAGATAGATAATGGAAAAACTGTAAAGGATATAGACTACCTAAATCCTTATTATAGTTCATTAATAGAGTTGCCTACAAAAATTAAAATAATTACATCAGGAAAAAACCACAGGATACATACAATTGTAAAAGATGGCGACATCATTGAAGATATGTATGTCCAAGTTACAAAAATAAAATTTGATGGACTAGAGGTGAATAATACCTTTTACCATAAAAAACTTAAAATAATTACAATTGACAATGATGAACATATTACAAATTATTTTGGATTCAATGGCACTTGTACAATTGACTTAAATCACGATAATATGTTTACACAATTTTTAAGTTTAAACACTGATCAAGAATATTTAGAATTGGAAAGAAAGAGAGTACATAATAACCAAGAATCGGACGGAGGAATGGGCACAAACCTTAAGTGGGAAAAGAATGAAGATCCTTGGCTTGATATGGCGCAATAAATGTAGGCTCAAGCTGGATAAATACACTATAGAATTAGGAGTATAAACAGTGGCAATTGTACAAATCTCGAGAATTCAGCACCGTAGGGGTGTTGCAGAAAACTTACCACAGTTAGCAGTAGGTGAGTTAGGACTAGCAGTAGATACAAGAAGACTTTATATTGGTAATGGAGGATCTGACGCTCCTCAAATAGAAAATATAGAATTACTTACTGCAAATAGTGATTTACTAGACACTGCTGATACGTACACATACAAAGGTGCAGCATCAGGTTACAATGCTACAACAGGTGTATCTGCTAATGATCCAGTTACACGTACTATGCAACAAAAGTTTGATGACTTTGCAAGTGTTAAAGATTTTGGTGCTACTGGTGATGGTAGTACTGACGATACTGCAGCCATTAATAGAGCGTTATTTCAACTTTTTAGTCGTGCAACAAATACAGAAATTCGCAGAGCATTATATTTTCCTGCAGGTACTTATATAGTAACAGATATAATTAAGATTCCTACTTACGCAATGCTTGTAGGTGAAGGACACGATAGTAGTATTATAAAAGGTACAAGTGCAAGCCCTGATTGTGTTGCAATGACTGCAGATGCACTACAACAAATAGACGGTAGCATAGGTACAAGTGGTGCAAGTTTACCAGGTGATGTTCACATAAGTGGCATGACATTTTATGCAAGTGTTGATACTGTTGATTGTTTTGTAGTAAACCAAGCACAGAATGTTACATTTAATCATTGTTTATTTCAAGGATATCAAACAGTTGT